GCGCCATCGCGATGGGGCGAACGGCTGGTCCGATCGCCTCGTCTCGGCGATGCGAGTGTTCGCTGGGCAGTACGACGCCCAGAAGCTGCAGGAGATCCGGCGGTTTGGAGGCTCGGAGATCTATGCACGACTGATCGCCGCCAAGTGTCGCGGAGCAACTTCGTTGCTCCGCGATATCTATCTCAACGCCGACAAACCCTGGGGTCTGAAGCCGACGCCGGACCCGACGCTGCCCGACGACATTGCGGCCAATATCGGGCAGCTGGTGCAGTCGGAGCTGGCGCTGGCCATGCAGGCTGGCATGCCGCCAGATCCCAACGCCATCAAGGATCGCATCTCGTCGCTGCTCGCCGCCGCCAAGCGCGCTGCTATCAAGAAGGCCCGCACCGAGGCCGAGCTGGCGTTCAAGAAGCTCGACGACATCCTGGTCGAAGGCGGTTTCTACGAGGCGCTCGGCGCGGCACTGGTCGACATCTCTCTGTTCCCGTTCTGCTGCATCAAGGGACCGACGGTCCGCATCGAGCCGAGCGTCACCTGGGTGCAGGGCAAGGCGGTCATTCAGGACAAGCCGAAGATGTTCTGGGACCGGGTGTCGCCTTTCGACGTCTGGTGGACGCCGGGCGTGTCGCGTATCCGGGACGCCGCGGTGATCGAGCGGAGCCGGCTGGTCCGCAGCGACCTCAACCAGCTGATCGGGCTGCCCGGCTACGACAGCAACGCGATACGGCAAGTGCTGCAGTGGTACGGGCAGTCAGGCTACGTCGAAACCAACGCCTCGACCTCGGAGTCGCCGCGGGCGATCATGGAAAGCCGCGAGGACTCGCGCTTCAACCAGTCGGGCATGATCGACATGCTCGAATACCACGGCTACGTGCAGGGCACGATCTTGCTCGATCAGGGCATGACGGCGCAGCAGATCCCCGACCCGCTCAAGGATTACTTCGTCGACGCCTACAAGATCGGACGCTACGTCATCAAGGTGCAGCTTTCGCCTTCTCTCCGGAAGCGCCCGAACTACTACATGACGTCGTTCGAAAAGGTCCCCGGCACCGTCGTCGGCAACGCCTTGCCCGACATTCTGGCGGATGTCGGGGACGCCGCCAACTCGGCGCTCAGATCGCTGATCAACAACATGGCGATCAGCTCTGGGCCGCAGGTGGTGGTCAACGACGATCGCATCGCTGAGAACGAGAATGGCGACGAGCTCTACCCGTGGAAGCGCTGGCACGTCGTCACCGACCCGCTCGGCTCCAACAACGGCCAGGAGCCGGTGCACTTCTTCCAGCCGAACTCCAACGCACAGGAGCTGCTGACCGTCTATGAAAAGTTCACGCAGATTGCCGACGAGCTCTCTGCGATTCCGCGCTACGTCACTGGCAGTGAACGGACGGGCGGCGCCGGGCGCACGGCCTCGGGTCTGGCGATGCTCATGGGAAACTCAGCGAAGATCCTGCAGACTGTGGCCGCCAACATCGACAACGACGTCGTCGAGCCGTCGGTGACCGACCTCTACGACATGGTGATGCTGACCGACCAGACCGGCCTGCTGCGCGGCGACGAGTCGATCGACGTGCTCGGCGTCAATGTCGCCATGCAGCGCGAGACGCAGCGGCAACGCCAGCTCGAGTTCCTGCAGATCACTGCCAACCCGATCGACATGCAGATCACCGGCGTGCGCGGCCGTGCAAACGTGCTACGCAATGTCGCCGACGGCATCGGCATGGACGGCGAGGACGTTGTCCCGCCGGACGACGAGGTCAAGGCGATGACCCAAGGTGGTCCCGGAGCACCTCCTGGAGGAGGTCCAGCCGGAGCGCCTCCTGGGGTGCCCGGCGGCGCGCCTCCTTCGCCGACGCCGGGTGCTCCCCCGGGAGCGCCGCAAGCGCCGCAAACCAACGTGGTCGGCAAGACGCCGGGTGCCGGCCCTGCAGCAGCGATGCCGAACCCGGCTCAAGGCCCAGTGTAGGAGGACCCTCATGGCCAAGAACAAAACCACGACCTCGAAGTCGCCCAGCAAGCAGAAGATCCAGGCTGGCGGCTCGGGCAAGATGCACAACTTCGAAGGCGTCGGCGAGCAGAAGCCGGGCGTGTCGAGCGTGTCCAAGAAGGGCACCAGCGGCAAGTTCGCCAAGGGCGGGCCGTCCGGCAAGATGGCTGGCTTCGTCCCGGTCAAGCCGCAGAAGCCAGGCGTCAGCTCCGTCACCAACACTGGCGGCAAGAGCTACGCGAAGTAATGGCCAAGGCGCCGTCAGCTAAAGTGTCAGCGACATCTGGGCAGGGCGTTAGCCGGCTCAGCTATCAGAAGACGCGAGCGCTCGGCGGCGTCCCTGGGATGAAAGCGCCAACCAAGGAGTCGGCGCAGTTGCCAAGTCGCAGCGCCATGAAGACGCTGAAGAACAGCGGCATGTCGATCAACGACTATGCCAAGGCAACCCCGCTCGACCTCGGCAGCGCTGTGTCACCGGTGGTGCAGCTGTTGAGGCTCGCGAAGGATGGCTGACACCAACAACTTGGTCAGTGCTGCGATGGCACTGCGCGCCAGCTCACCGGGCGGCTGGGAGCACTTCCTGCAAGCCCTGGACGAGTACGCCAAGGAGATGGCGCAGTCGCTGCTGACATCGCCGCCGGAGGCGCTGGCCAAGGCGCAGGGCATGGCGCTGGCGGTCAACGAGCTGACGCAGACACTGATCAACGCGCCGAAGCAGTACGACAAGCTGCAGGCTGCAAAACTAGGGAAACCGCAACATGGTCGACCACCCGGCAACTTCCGTCCAAGCCCATGAGGCTCGACATGCCAATCCGATGCCGAAGCAGATCCGCGATCAGGTAGCAGCGATCGACGAGTTCCTGGCTTCGCAGCAGCCACCTGCCGAAGGTGGTGAAGGCGAAGGCGAGGGCGAAGGCGAGGGTGAAGGTGAGGGTGAAGGCGAGGGCGAAGGTGAAGGCGAAGGCCAGCAGCCGCCGCCCGAACAGTCGTGGGAACAACGCGCCCGCTCCATGGCCGGACGCCTCGAGCAGGCGTTGAACGCCAACAACGCGCTGTCGCGCCGTGTTAGCGAGCTCGAGTCGCAGGTCGGCACGGCGCAGCTGCGCGGCCCGGCGCCGTCGGCGACGCCACCGACTTACGCCAAGCCGCAGCTGATCAAGCCAGAGGAGCTTACCGACTACGGGGAGGAGTTCTTCGACGTCGTCGGTCGGCGCGCCAAGGAGGAATTCGCGCCTGAATTCGAGATGCTGGCGGAGCGCCTGAAGCGCCTCGAGTCTGGGCAGCAGGCAGTTACGCAGGTGGTCGAGAAGACCCAGACGCGGACGCTTTACGACGTCTTGACGGATGAGGTGCCGGACTGGCGGGAGATCAACAAGCATCCGGCCTTCCTGAATTGGCTAAGTTTTCCAGATGCTTACAGTGGCAACGTGCGCGCGACAATGCTGCAGGACGCGTTCTCTAGACATGACGCGCGCCGCGTTGTAGCCTTTTTCCAGGGATTTTTGACTGAGGCTGTCGGCCCCCCGCCAACCTCCTCGAGCCCAGGGAACTCAGCGCCCCCTCTTGCTGTCCGTCAAAACGGGCAAGGCAATGGCAGCGGGAAACCCTCCCTCGAGGACTTCGCGGCACCCGGCAGAGCCAGATCAGGCTCGCACGAGCTGCCGCCTGAGAAACCCGTCTACACGCAAGCCTGGATTGCTCAGTTCTCGGCGGACAAACGCACGGGGAAGTATCGGGGTCGGGAAGCCGACGCCGAGGCTATCGAACGCGATATCTACCAAGCGCAGCATGAAGGGAGGATCTTTTAACCGCTAGCTGCGCGAGGGCGACATGGCTTATTCTACGACTGGTGGATTCGGGCTGGCTGGTGCCGGCACCGTACCACCCATCTACCCAACCGGTTCCGCTACGCCGACTCCGGCGTACTCCAATACCTTCATCCCTATCCTGTGGTCGACGAAGCTGATCGAGAAGTTCTACGCGTCGACCGTGTTGGCCGCGATCAGCAACACCGATTACGAAGGCGAGATCAAAAACAAGGGTGACACCGTCGTCAT